ACTAAAGCCAGGTAGAAGAATTGATACGGGATTAAGAGATAAAAGAAGATTAAAACCTAGAATTAAACCTGACGCTCGTATGATGAAACGTGGTGGCAAAGCCAAAAAATAAATGAACGGCATACAAGGTTTTTACATTGGTGGTGGCATAACTAAAGACTCTGATGCAAGAAAGTCTTTACAACAAGCTCAGAAAAAGTTTGCCACACAAAGAAAAAACTTTGATCGTGACAACGCAAATAAAAACCGTCAAACACGTGAAGATTTTATAAGAGATTCAACCGATAGACGTAACATACAAAGACAAAATGAATTTGCAGAGGATTTTCAAAAACTTGTAGGTCCTGCTGGTAGTGCTACTTTTTTATTTTCAGGAAATCCAAATGCGAAAGCATTTATGAAAAAATATGGATTAAGAGAGGGTGATTTAGCTAAATTAAGATTGAGTGTTACGCAACGTGGTTTTAGAGATTTAGGTGAAGGTATATTTCAAGGCGTGCAGGATAGATTTAAACTATCTGGACCCATGTTTAATATTCAAGATGCTTTATCACAATACCAAAAAGGTATGACACCTTTTGACAGGTTACCAAGTCAACGTACTGGTATCATGGGTTTCATTGAAGATAAGTTTGGTGCTGGACCTTTTTCTAAATTTGGTGACTTTTTAGCGGGTGGTAGTCCTATGGGCTCTGCAGCGCTTGCGTATGGTAGACTTAAAGATTTAGAAGGTGATCAATTAAATCAATTTGCAAGTGCAATAGCTAATAATAGAGATTTATATAATCAGATGATGATGACTCCTGAGATGCAGAAAAGAAGTTTTGAACAGAACCTTATAAATATTGAAAGAGGTATTCCAAGATCTAATAATCGAGAGCCACAACCCGTAGCCGCTGATCCTATCACGGCCGCATATAACCCTGCTGATAATCCCTACGGTTCATTTGGAATAGGAAATTTTGTTTAATCAACTGAGATGTCTCTTATCTCTTTAATCATCCCTTTAGGGATCGTGGTCCCCCGACCAAAAGTGCTATCTGATGGTATTAGGTCTGCTACTAATGTGATTGTTTTATCATTTTCTTTGAGGATCAAACCATAACTATGAACCAAGGGAGCGTCTTCAAGATCTTTGATATCACTGGCTTCATACCAACCGGTTGGATGTTCAATAGTGTCGAACCACGAAACACGGACCAATCTCATAAACAAAACTATATATATTATTCTACAGAAATTAAATCTAAACTTGTAAAAATTTTGAGAAATCGGGTTACAGAGTTACAATATTGTAAAAATATATATATATCAGGGCTTTTAGCCGTAATTAAGTTGTTACCTGGCAAAAAACTGCGAGGGAACAAAGGAACAGAGTTTGTTGAAAAATATAGCTTTTTTGACAATAAACTGCACAATGGACACAAAAAACATGTCTGAAAACAACGTAAAAACACTAGAATTAACCCCAAAACAGATGAAATTTGTCAATATTTTCATTGAAAAGGGCACAATTCAGAGTGCACGACAATGTGCTTTGGACGCTGGATACGCTGAATCTGGTGCTACGGTCATTGCAAGTCAATTACAGAACCCCAAATACTATCCTCATGTAGTTGAAGAAATAGAACGAAGAAGGGCTGAACTGAACAGGAGATACTCCATTTCCTATAAATCACACATACAAAAACTAGCAGAGTTGAGAGATTCTGCTGAGGCCGCTGGTAATTATACTGGAGCAATTGCTGCTGAAAAGTATAGAGGTATGGTGGCTGGACTCTATGTTGACAGGAAAGAGGTCATGCATGGCACGATCGATTCTATGTCAGTTGGAGAGGTTGAGGAGAAGTTAATTGAACTTAGAAAAAAGTTATCCATTCCTGGCGAGCCTGAAGTTATTGACCATGACGCATCTGAAGGGACACTTATCGGAGAGTCTAGCGATGACATACTTGCTGAAGAAGGGGAATCTGGTATTCAAGACGATTCATGACACAGGCTGTGTTGATCTTGTTGCCATTGACAAGCGTGGAAAAATCCATTTGTACGACGTGAAAACGTCTTTGAAATATGCAAAAGGAAAGAAAAAAGGTAAGAGAATTAACCGAGTTTTGACTCCATTACAAAAGAAATTAAGGGTTGAGTTATTGATGGTTGATTTAGATGAAGAAAGGTGCTGGGTCATTAAACATGGCAGACGAGAAGAATCTCTGGAAACAACTAAAAAATAACACAAAATCAATTATTTGGACTAGAATTGAAGCTACATCAGGACTGGGTATACCAGATCTGTTTGGCTATTATCGAAGAGGTTTTTGGGTTGAGCTAAAAATAATAAATAATAACAAACTTAACTTCTCTGCACATCAAATTGCGTGGATTAACAGGCATTATTCTGAAGGATGCCCTGTATTTGTACTTGCCAAGGACCCTCCTTCGAAGACCCTCAGATTATTCTCAGGTTCCATTGTCCGTGACCCCACCTCCATTGCTGATAAGCCATCACTATGTTCCATTGTCCCCGGATCCAGGACTCAGGGCTGGGAGCAGCTTCTCCTGATGCTGGCATCCTGGACCCCTGATGGAATCTCCATTAGCCTGCATTAGCATAAGACAAAGCTCCATTCTCCATTCCTATAGCAGACCCCGGATCAGGACCAGGATGCTGGTGAGCTGGTGCCTGCAGTTTCAGGATGGTTGACAGAGGTGTGTGATTCTGCTACTGAATAAATATTCCTTCTTTGTTTTTGTTAGCCAAACACAAAACAAATCGGCGACCTGACGTCCTCGGGTCGCCACTCGAATCTCCATTCTCCATTGCCCAGCACCATCATTAAGGATAAGGTTTAGAGTGAGGCCAGACCAGTCCCGGGTCAGGATGCTGGAGTTGCGTGAGTAAAAAAAATTACATTAGCTCTTGACATCCCAACATAATGGGACTATATATATTAATAGACGGATAAGCCCCACAAGGTGCCGTTTAGATTCAGGTAGTTGCCGTAATGACTCGAGATCCTGAATCGCTTAAGCAAGGAGGCGAAGATGAATAATTATAAATACGATCACATTGTCCATTTGCTGTTAAGCAAATATGGCTGGGTCCGTTGTCCCTGGTTTGTGAGCTGGCAGGAGAAGCCTGATGCCAGTTGAGTTCAAAGAAAACTCCATCAAGGAGTGGATTACTAACAACCTGGAAGAAGGACAGATTGCAGACGTAGTGCTGGAGGGATGCCAGTCGGGCATTGTGTCTGAGTTGATATACTACGCAGACAGTTGTGCATTCTATGAGCAGTTCGAAGGAGAGATTTGGGATCGCCTGGATCAGATGTCGTGTGACCTGGGTGAAGAATCTATTCTCCATTTGATCGCTTCATTCAATGGAGCAAAGTCCGTTGGATCTCATGACCAGTTCAGGAACCTGCTGGCGTGGTGGGCATGCGAAGATGTGTGTCGAGAAATCATTATGGAGAAAGAAGATGAGGCTGCAGAGTAGTTGCCTTTCTTCATCACTGCTACTGTCGGAGCGCTGCTTGTAATTTCCATTGCTTGCATCTTCATTACATCGCTGCCGTTGGGCATTGGTAAAACGATCAGGGAGCTGGCGGGATGCGTCCTGCTGGTCTGGATCTGCTGGCTCGCTGTCTCCATTCTCCATTTCACGATTAGCCATTAGTATACCAAGCATAGTGTGGCCTGAGCTGGGGACGCCGGATGCGGGTGCAGAGATTTGTGTGAAAAAGTTATCCACAACTTATTTAAAATAATTACTTGCAATTAGTTAGGACATGATTATATTAAGTATAGGGGTGCGAGAAAGCACTAAGGTATTTTGAGGTTGAACTAATTACTCAATCAATAGATTACTCTATGGGAGCACCACCCCTAAAAGCCAAAGGAGGCAACATGAACAAAAAGAAGGAAATAGACAAGTTAGCAAGGCTAACAATTCTAAGCAACTTCGTCAGTTCGAAGTTGAAAGAGCAGAAAGATTTAGTCAAATCTTTCATCAATGAAGAGGACAAAGTCCTCAAAGGTATTGATCACAAACTTAATGTGATCATCAGAGAATACGAGAGGTTCGATAGTGAGTCCTTTCGTAAAGAACAACCAGAGGTCTATAAATCTTATAAGACCAAACTTGTTAGGTCGGTTGAACTCAAACCAATCATTGACCAAGAAGAAGAGTCAGAGATTCTCACAGAGAACTTTCCACTTCTTCAAATGCAAACTCAGTAAGGATAAATCATTTAGGTTCGAGGGCTCATGCCCTCGTGCCGTTCTCCATTCTCCATTGAACCCTTACCATTTTATGGTGCACGTGATGAGAGGTTGGCGGTTTCCCCGCTGGGCTGGGAGTTGCGTGATGTGTCAAGCTGGTGAGATTCATGTTTTAGGGTGCGACCAAAAGGTACAAAAGTTATCCACAGAAAAGATCTTATATACTTGCAATAAGTTAGGATAATAGTATTTTAGACTCATGCCTAACAATAACAATCTCGTCAATAGACCTTTTGCAGATTTGCAAGAGCGTCTTGATAGCGTTCAAAGGCAGGAACGTTCTGACGTGAACACAGTAGACAGAAGGGATATTTATCGTGCTATCGCTACTTATCTTGACTCTGAAATTTATCATCTTATTGTTAATACTGATAACCCTGAAATAAAAAATTGGGGTCGCCGTATTCTCAACAAGGTTGCAGAAATGCACAAGGATATCTTATAAGATAACTCTCGCCTGGCGGTTTCTCCGCCAGGCATCTCCACCTGTTTCCATCAAACTTTTTCCAACATACTAGATCTTGAGTCCCTATTTGCGTTTAGCCACCAGATGTGGTGGGTGCACCCCCCACGGGGGGTTTACCCACTTTAGGGACTCTGCACAACCGGCACAAGTGTTGAGTTTTACACAAATAGTTCTTATGATATAAATCTGACATGAGAATTGACTTTGACGTTACCTCTATGGACCAAAAGGAGGCTCAAGAGGCACTCCTAAAACTTGAACTTAGAAAGACACAACTAGAACTTGCAAGTAAGGCAAGAGACTCCTTTATAACGTTCGTTAAAACTGTGTGGCCAGGGTTCGTGGAAGGTGAACACCACATCAGGATCGGTGAGAAGTTTGAAAAGGTACTATCGGGTGAAATTAAAAGATTAATTGTCAACATGCCACCCCGACATACAAAATCAGAATTTGCGTCCTATCTCTTTCCTGCTTGGCTCATGGGCCACAAACCACAGACCAAGATCATTCAAACAACACACACGGCTGAACTGTCTTATCGTTTTGGTCGTAAAGTGAGAAACCTCATGGATAGTGAGGAGTATAAGGCGGTATTTACAGATGTTAAACTTAGTCAAGATTCCAAAGCTGCGGGTCGATGGGAAACAAATTATGGTGGGGAATATTTCGGTGCAGGTGTGGGCGGTGCTATTACTGGTCGTGGCGCTGATCTTCTCATCATTGATGATCCTCATTCCGAACAAGATGCTCTAAGTCAAACAGCCATGGACAATGCATGGGAGTGGTATACTTCCGGTCCTCGTCAGCGTTTACAACCTGGTGGTAGTATTGTTTGTGTCATGACTCGTTGGAGTGAAAAAGATTTAACAGGCAACCTCATGCGTGCCATGGGTGAAGTGAAAGCCGATCAGTGGGATGTCATAGAGTTTCCTGCGATCCTACCTAGCAATAAACCTGTCTGGCCTAACTACTGGAAGTTAGAAGAATTAGAGGCTGTCAAAGCATCCTTGTCTGAACAAAAGTGGCAAGCGCAGTGGCAACAGAACCCTACGGGTGAAGAAGGGGCGATCATTAAACGTGAGTGGT